TTATTACGATACCAAGTATGGAAACCCGGTAGAATTTTATTTACCGTGTGACCCGGAACGATTTATATTATATATAATTGAGGCATTCAAGAAAGGGAATTTATTCGCGTTTAATTCAAATACACAGTTTACGGTTAATTATGGAGGGCTCATCCATTTAAAGACAATCGATCATAGTTATCCATTATCCTACAATTGGTTCATAAATTATGAGGATGAATTTTCTAAAATTGGAATCAATATTGAAACATTAAAGAATAAAAAATTTGATAAATAAAATCCGGATCCTTTTCCCAGAGAAACACGTTTTGTCATCAGGTATGAAGAATAATTACAGATTCATTTTTTCTTTCAAATATTGATTCACAATCCAATTATCATATTCGACATAGGTATCAAATGATATTTTAGATTCTGGAACATGAGGATGCGTAATCCTGATGAATCCGATTTTATTGGTTGCGAAATCCGAATCATCACTTCTCTTGATTGCACAACTAAAATCAACAATTTTTATATCATTCGTATTTGTATTAATCATTATGTTTTCTTCACTCAGATCACGATGCGCATAATCCATAGTATGCAACTCGTCCACGGCTTTTTTTATATGATCCCACCACATCTTTTTAAGACGAGGATTTATGGGAATGGTTGAAGTTAAAACTTCACCCAGAGATGTCCATCCTTCTCTGGGTGACAAATATTCCATAATAAAATTATTATTGCTTAATTTTTTAATGGGTTTTACATAATAAGGAGAATTGGCATGAGAAATATCTACTAAAGTATTATATTGTTTTTGTAAAGTAAAATCCTTGGGAGTTTTTAAACTCTTTAGAGCAAAAGCATTATGATTATCATCTACAATTTTTTTTATTTTAGAATTGACTCCCTGCTTGATCTGTTGCTGGAATGTGAAATTCTTTGTTTTTTGAATATCAGTTTGTGTTATACCAACAGAAGGGTTCATCTTTTGACTTTTATGACGTGTTATTAAAACAGGTTCATTTTCAGAAGGACGTGATCCGTATTGTAAACTCGATTGAAAAGGTTTTGGAGACCTTTCTGTTGATTTAGGTTGAAAAGGTTCAGGCATATATGAAAACCGATCCAAACTAGGAGGTTTTTGGACGGGTTCCGATATGCTATGCGCCATCCAAGCATCATATTTGTCGGATCCTTGTTTGATCCAATCGACTATATACTCAAGATCTCCCTGGATTAATAAATTATACTCATTGTCAAATAATAAATGACCATTACCATGTTTATGCTCGGCATGTTCAATCATTTTATTTGCCTGGTTTGGATCTTTTAATGAAAATTTTTGTATTAACCGTTCCTTAATTTCTCTTTCTTTTTTTGAATTTCTAAAAAAACTCTGTTGTCTTTGTTCAAAATTTTGATAACCACTTCTTATCCATTGGATTAATTGTAATTCATTTTTATTATAATTAATTTTTTGACCTTTAAAAATTTCAGACTTTCGAATCATCTGTTCTAATTTTTTTTGGGAAACAGACAATTTTCTGCACAGTATTGTTTTTATGTTTTCGATCTTCTCTTGACGTTGTTTTTTATGACGTTTTTGTTCTTGTAATTGTCTCAAGTAGGATTCCTGATCTAAATAATCGTCTTTGTAATAATATCGATGCATAGTATTCTTTTATTAGTTTGTATGAAGAAAATTATTTCCCAGAAAAATAATCTTTAATAAAAATGGATAATTTTTGTAAGAATCCTTCATTGATAAATTTTAATAAATTAAGTATGAAAAAAAAAGACATATTAAAAACACATTCAGAAGAAATTATTTCCAATAAGATTGATGGTAATAAGAGGATGGCGAATCGGGTACTTCATTATTATAAAAATAATACACCGTCTCTGGGATATTCAGATCTTCAAATAAATCAAGGAAAAAAAAAATGGAGGTTGGAATCTTTTCAATTTCCATTGTTATATGATATCATTCCTGAAAATATCTTGATTTTTAGAGGGTCTCATAAACCTATAGTTTTAGACAAAGATCGGTTTTCTTAATTTGCCTTGGATCCCTATGTGGCCGCAAATTATGTGAATCTGGGAAAAAAAAAATCTCATAAAGGATTTCTCATGATTGGTAATACGACCGAACCTATTAAATTATTGAAATTCGATTCCATTACGAATATTAATCATCTTTTGAAACGATTATTTAATGAAAAAAATATGAAAGTTTATAATGCCTTAAAAGCAATGTTTATGAAATTATCACATATTGAAACAATGCGTGTTCATGATGTCACGAAATTGAAGAATATGAAATATGTGAGTGTATCGGAAACTAAAAATCATCCGGTTCAATTCAATGAATTAATACGTTCTAGCACGTTAACAAATGATATTATATTCGTAGACTGGTTGTGTAAAAATGGATTCCAGGGGTATTCCTCGGGATCATTCTTGATGCATGCGGCAATGGGTGATTATTTAGAAAAAAACAAAGGTACTTTTCCTTCAGAAATCGTAATCTGTGATCCGACCAAATACGTTACTATATTAGATATATTTGAAATATCTGCACCCACAAACTTTGAAGAATCACAAAATATTCTCATTGCTATGGAAAAAGATTCCAAACTAAAAAAATTTATGAAACAACATTCTTATTTATAATAAAATGCAAAACCACATTCTGTCAAAACGGAAAACGCAATCGCTTGATTCGTATAAAAAGAGATTGAGGACCCGATGTCCAGAAAATATTTTACAATGTAATCAACAGGATGATATTTTTTTAGGACGATCATTTGGAGAAATGGTATATTTGATCCCACCTGAAAATTATGTTTCCTCATTATTATTTCCTATTCGTAATATATTACCCTCCGAAATTCAAGCAGTAAAAGAAGAAAATCGAATTCATCTGCAATCTTTCAAAAAAGATTTTGCATCCATCATGTCCGGACAAACGGGTCAAAAAGAAACACCCACAAAAGTCACCACATATTTATTTCAAAGTTTTGTTCCTGTATTAAAAATATTAGAAGACCCTGAATTTACGGATCATGAAAAGATTCAATTGGCCCATTTACGTAAAATCATACATGATTATTTGATCATAGGATATTCTTATCAAGAAATGGATAATGGGCGGATGTTAAAAATAATAAATAGTTTAGAGTCACCAATAGGTGATCTCCCACCATTATCAGATAAAGAGATAATAAATGTGTTGAATGTACTTGATTATTTACTTCCTGTTTTTGAAAATCAAAGAAAAAAGAAATTACAAACAATCGAAAAACAAACAAAACTTTATAAACAACAATTGAATAAAGAATTGGAATATTTACCCGGTTTAGGTAAAAAATATAAACAAGCCTTTTCCGATTTTCAAAATTCCAAAAAAAAATATTTATCATAGAATATAATAAATGGATATAGATATAGAAGGTGTGAAGCGGACGATATGTAAATCTGTACAACTTTTAGGATACAAAATAGCCAATAATTTTGCTGATTCTTTTATAAATGTAGCACAACCAATAATTATTGGTTTTCAGAATACAATCCCTCCATTTGTTCAACCAATAGGACAAATCGAATTTATTAGCAATAGTACTAAACAGGATTTACTATTAGACGCTGATACTGTAGAAAACAGTAGAAATTCTAGAATGGAAATTCTAGAATTTTTTAGTGATAAGAGAATGAATATAAATTTTTATGAAATTGATATGCCTAATGTTCAAACTAATTTGGAAGAAATCGAATGTGATAGTGAATTCAATTGCACATGTCTTTTTCTCGATGGATCTATTGTACAATGATATTGTAAAATGTTTTTCATTTTTCCTCATAAAAAAATAGAAACGCCAGATGACCTTGCACCTGGTAAAGAACTAACAATAAGATGCCGTAAACAAAACAAAAAGGTAAAAATTAGTTATCAAACTTTAAAGAATTGGAATACAATAACCCAATATTACCCGACTAACGCAATAAAAACGTATTGTGATAAAGGTGCAGGTAGATAAGATTTAAAAAATGCAGTTATTACCCGGATGGAAATAAACTCGTTAATCCTAATCTTTTTGATTGCGAAAAACTTTAATATTGATGTAAAATACTATATTGGAAAGAATTATATTGCTATTGAAGCAAATGTAAATCGAATCAAAAATGTTTAAATTTTTTAAAAATTTCAGCAAAGATAAAAATGAAATTAATTCTATTTATATGTTCGAATAAAAAAATTCCTAAAAATATCATTGAGGGTGTAAACGAAATCATTTCAACCCATTTCGAAAATGTAATCGATCAGAATCAAGAAAATAGTATCTTTCAGCAAATTATTGGCGATCAATATAAAAATTTAACGGGCATTAGAGAATTTCCGGTTCCAATGCAACCAATTAAAAAATTTTTATTCTATAATTTAAACTCAAAATTCGATCCTTTTTTTCAAAATCGTTCTATATCCTATGATGATAAATTAACGATATTAGAAGGATATCTTGGTCAATATATCCAAAAACATCCACAATTATCTCCATTAATAACATTGATACCAGCACCACATGGAATCACGGATGGTTATTCTTTTTATTCAATAGGATTAGTATATAATGATTCATTACAAAAACAACAGACACACAAATTTCAAATTTATAAGAATAAATTACCTTTAGAACATAAAATTTTATTTCAGAAATAAATGTCAATTTTCCGGTAAATTCATAAATCAATTTATGAATTTTAAAGTCTCATATTGGATTTGAACCAATGACCTCTCGCTCTGCAGGCGACTGCTCTACCCCTGAGCTAATGAGACTAAAAATTAGAATATGCCTACAAAATAAAATAAAAACAATCATTAATTATTTAATTTATCAAATCTATTAGATCTTATAAATATGTTGTTGGATTTGTTTTTGCATGGAATAATAAGTCAGTTTCTCAGTTCCGAGATTGAATAGTTTTTGTAATTCATCATCGGGTAAAATTTCTCTTCGATCGGATGGATTCTGTAGATCTTTTTCCTTGATATAAGAGCACAGTTTTTTCGTAACTTGGACTCTCGTAATCGGTTCATTCGGATCCGTATTCAGGAAAGTAGCAAGATCATTACTAATCTTGATCGGCTTCATAAATCCACTATTGTTATCTCCCTTTGGTTTTTTATCATCTTTGAGATGCTTCAATTTAAGCAATTTATAGCAATCATTCTGTAATTGTTTCAATTTTTTGACTAAAACATTTTTATTATTTTTAGATCCCTTTTCTAATTTAATGCTTTCCAATAATTGATTAATTAAAAGTACATATTCTTCAAAATCCTTGTAAAAACTTTCTTTAGAAACTAATCGTCGAACTCTCTTTTTCTCAGGAATAGTATCATTATTTGATTCAATAATTTCCGAATTTTCATCGACAATTTCCAATTCTTTAATTTCAATTGGTTCAGGTTCGGAAACAGGTGCTGGTGCAGGTTCTTCGATTACTGGTTCAGGTACCTGAATTTTCACTTGTTTTGACTCGTCTAAAGTTTTTTTGGAGGAAACTTTTTTGGTTTTCTTGACTACGGGATCTGCTGTTTTGATCGAATCTACTTGTTTAACCTTTTCAATATCATCATGTTTAATTTCTTGAACAGGTACAGGTTGAGAGGTTACAATTGTTTTCTTTGCCATATTTTATTATATTTTTGTTAATCTTTAAGTCTTTTTTTTTTTCAATCAATTTTTAGTTTTTTGGGAAGGGAAATTAAGTTAAAAACTACTAAAATATAATATTTATCGATAAAAAAGAAAAAATTGAATTGTTCCAAAAAATATTTTTATGATATTAAAATTGACATGCAATCGATAAAATATCAAAAATTGGATCCGATATCTCATATTCATAAAAGACCAGATATGTATATCGGATCCCTAAAACCTCGATTTCAATTAAAAGAATGGATTGCAAAAGATAATAAAATTATCGAATCCAATATAAATTATTCAGATGGACTTCTTCGGATTTTTATCGAAGCCTTGTCAAATGCTATCGATAATACGTGGCGGTCTCGTCAAAACGATATAAAACCTTCTAAAATCAAGATTCATATAGATCCTGAAACCAATGAAACGAGTGTTTGGAATGACGGATTGCATATATCTGTTGAAATACATAAAGAAGAAAATCTGTACAATCCTGAATTAATTTTTGGACATTTACATTCAGGAAGTAATTTTGATGATACAGAAGAGCGAAAGAGTTCAGGCAGAAATGGATTAGGAATCAAATTATTAAATGTATTTTCTAAAAAATTTACTATTGAAATTGCGGATCCTGTGAATCAAAAATTATATATACAAACATGGAAAAACAATATGCGAGAAATGGAAAATTACAAGATTAAAACCTATAAAAATAAAAGTGGATATACACAAATAAAATGGATACCCGATTTTGAAAAATTTGAATGTGAAAAATATGATGATACAATGTTATCTTTATTAGAAAAATATTGTATGGATGCGGCGATGATTACTAAAATTCCCATTTTTTGGAAATACAAGGAAGAAAAAAAATTTCAATACAAGAATTTTTCTGATTATGTAAAGTTATATATTCCTGATAATGATAATAAAAAAAAGGATGAATTGTTATCATTCTCAATCTCGGGAACTGATGAAGAAAAAGATTATACGACTCATATCGTAATTGCATCAAGTCCTTTTAACGAATATAAAGAGATTGGATATATAAATGGTATTCATACTAAAGATGGTGGATCTCATTTAGACGCCGTTTCCACCGAATTGTGGAAAAATCTTTTGCCCCGTTTCAATAAATCTAAAACGCATATATCGAATAAAGATCTTAAACCGTATTTTATGATTTTTGTCAATGCTTGGGCCGCAAATCCAGAGTTCAATAGTCAATCGAAAACGAAATTATTAGCACCTTCTATTCATTTTAAACTAGAAAATAAACACATCAATACGATTATGAAATGGAATTTTGTACAGAATATTAATGATCTGATTCGTTCCAAAGATTTATTATCTCTAAAAAAAACTGAAAAAAAACAAAGAGGTTTTAAAAAAATTGACGGATTAGATCATGCCAATCTTGCTGGAACAAAACAATCGAAAGATTGTACTCTAATCTTATGTGAAGGATTGTCTGCTAAAACATATGCTGTAAAAGGTATAAATGTCGGTTGGAATGGGAAAAAAGGACGCGATTTTTTTGGTATATACGCTCTTCGTGGAAAACTTTTGAATGTCAGAAATGCCAATATTAAAACAATTTCAAACAATAGAGAAATAACCGATATTATACAGGCCCTCGGATTACGATATGATGCCGATTATAATGATAAAAGAGTTCGAGATAGTTTGCAATATGGAAAGATCCTTATATTAACGGATGCCGATGAGGATGGGATCCATATCAGTGGTCTTATTATCAATTTATTCCATAAATTATTTCCTAGTTTATTGCAACAGGAAGAACCTTTTTTATGGTACATGATGACCCCTATCGCAAAAATATCTCATTCATCTCATAAAGACGAGTGTTTCTATAATGATTATGATTATCAAAAAGCTTTAGAAGGATTAAAGAAAAAAAAGATTAAAATTAAATACTATAAAGGTTTAGGTACTTCTTCCGATTCAGAAATTAAAGAAACTTTTGGACAAAAGGTAGTCGGTCTTGTCAAAGACGATAGAGCCGATGATATTATCGATAAAGTATTTAATAAACTCCTATCAAATGATAGAAAAGAATGGCTAAGTGAATTTGATCCCAATAATTATAATGTTCCTATCAATCATTATATGATTTCTGATTATATGAATCAGGATCTCATAAAATTTAGTATGGAAGATTGTAAACGTAGTATCCCAAATCTTTTTGATGGGTTAAAAATATCTCAAAGAAAAATTCTATATTCTGTTTTCAAAAGAAAACTTTCTTATCATGGTAAAAGTATGAAAGTGGCTCAACTTGCTGGATTTTGCGCCGAAACATCCAATTATCATCATGGAGAACAATGTTTGTACGATACCATTACAAAAATGGCTCAAGATTTCCCTGGATCAAACAATATCCCCTATTTTGAAAAAGATGGTCAATTCGGGAGCAAAACTTTTGGGGGTAAAGATGCGGCTAATGCTCGTTACATTTTTACAAAATGTGCACCTCTGACTCGATACTTATTTCCCGAATGTGATGATCATCTTTTAACCTATACACTGGATGATGGTGATAAAGTGGAACCTGATTTTTATGTCCCTATTCTACCAACTATATTAGGGAATGGCTGTACAGCAGGTATTGGAACTGGATGGTCTTGTTCGGTTCCTTGTCATGATTTTGAAATCATTGCTCAAAAAGTAAAAGACTGGTTGAATGATCAAGAAAATTTTACATTAGATATCCCGCCGCATTTTAATAAATTTAAAGGAAGAATTGAAAAGATTTCTGATAATAAATATCAAAGTTATGGAATTCTTGAAACCGTAGAATCAAAGAAAAAAAATAAAATGTATCAGATCACAGAACTCCCAATCTTCACGTGGACAAACAAATATAAAGAAGAATTAGAATCAATGCTAGAAAACAAAAAAATAAAATCATTAAAAAATTATTCAACCGCCGATACTGTACATTTTATCTTTGAACCACAGGATGATTTTATACCAACACTTGAAAATATGAAACTGATCAGTCAGATTAATAGTACGAATATGGTTTTATTTACACAAAAAACGAAATTACAAAAATTTTCAACGATCCAGGAGATTTTTCAAATATTTTGTGAAAAACGATTCGATCTTTACAAAAAAAGAAAAGCCTTTTTGATCCAAGAGTTAAAAAATAATATCCTGATCGAAAAAAATAAAAAACGATTTATCGAAGAAGTCGATAATGATCAATTAAAAATATTTAAAATCAAGGAAAAAATAATATTACAATCATTAGTAGAAAGAAAATATGATGCCGATCCTAGAATTAATTACCATAAAACTACCATAGAATCTGGACAGATTCATCATACAAATAATGAAGAGAATTCAACCATCACCGAAGAGAAAGAGGATATCGATAAAAATAATAAACAATATAATTATTTATTACAAATACCCATGAGAGACGTTTCACAAGAAAAGATTGAAGAATTACAAAATAAAATTACATCTTTAGAAAACAAGTTGACGCAAATCATAAATACATCCGAAAAAGAAATGTGGATATCAGAGATTGATTCTTTTTTAGAAAACTATAAAAAAATTTATACTTAACCATAAGTGGGTCTTAAGCAAGGAGTTTTACAATATTGTGGATAGGCCTGATTGATATTAAAGTAATTTGCATCGGATAGAGGTAAATCATTATTATTCGAATTAAATCCCGGAATATTATACCCTGTTCCTCCAAAAGACGGAACAATATAAATCGGACGCACTAAACATTCTCCCGGGGCACTTTTATACGGACATGCCGGTTTTGTATAATAATTTTGTAATGTATGATAATCAGGTGCTCCATTCACTAATGGATAAATATCGGAAGAATTTGCATACGTTGAATTGGATTCAGTCAAACCTAATTGATAACTCATTTATCTTATGAATTTTTTTTTTTTTTTTAATTAAATTATAAATACCAAAATGGTAAAAAATGAAGAAAAAAATAATCTTTGTCTTCAAAATATAGTGTGTGAAGATAATAAACTTTTAAATCGTTGTTTCTACATTCAATCTTGTAATATAACCGAATGTGAAAATACTTTTGTAAATTCTTCCATCATTGCTTATCTGAGTTTTACCGGAATCGACGAATGTACCGATACTTATTATGTTTCCTATTATTTTATCAATCCCGTGATTCCACCGTACCCTATTCCAGGTGTAGCAAATAAGATCAACGGAACGAACAAGAATATACAATGTTTATTCAATGATGGGTCAGTATTTACTATAAATTTTTCAACTGATAAATATGATATTGGAACGATTAATATGTTAACTCCAAAGGTTACTGGATTTTTTTGTATAGTAGGAACGTCTTTATATACAACATTGTATGCTTGTGGGAATTGTTTCGAACAACAAAAAATAATCACCGCAACGCTTGATCCGAATGTAAAATCATAATTTTATGAATTATATCTGGAGGGTAAATTCCAAGGTAAAGGAACCTTGGATTCTAAATTTGTAAATTCATATAAATCTTTGACACTAACGCCATAATAAATAGTGTTTTGATTTTCAGGGGGGTAAGTAAAAATAGGGACATTGTTGATATTTTTAATACAATCAATGCAGTCACATTTTCCAAAAAGATTATTTAATTTTTGGAGTTCTATTGTCTTGAAAGGAAATATGTACATATCTATAAAATATAAATTTTTTTATTTTATGAATAAATATTTTTTGAATTGGTTTTCAACAATTAGATTCTCTAGAATAAAAAAATTTTTCAAATAATCGATACCGTTCGTTTTATAATCTTTTTCAATTTTGTGTTTCATTCCATAAGGAATACTATTCAATTCCAGTCTATAAGGATGATAATCATCATAATCGATAACGCAAAGTTTTCCATTTTTTTTAAGGATACGATATAATTGTTCAATCGTTTTTTTCTTTTTTTTAAGATGTAGGACAGGAATCCTTAAAAAAATATGATCAAAAGAATTAGGATTAAATATAGACTCTTCGATATTTCCAAGAATAATTGTTTTTTCAGGAAATTTTGTTTTTGCCATATTATAAATTTTAGGATTAATATCTAAACCTATAATTTGACAATCATTATAATTATTATCTAAACAAACACCATCTCCAATTCCTACAATCAAAGCATATTTTGTATCCAATAAAAAACCTTGTGATCTCATCCAAAATGGTTCCTTGGGAGGTAACTCGAGGTGATTCCAGAGATTATGATAGCCAAAAACGGTCTCGAAGAAGAAAATAAATAAAAAAAATCGAAACATTTCTCTGAATCTGCCATCAATAAAAAAACGCAAAAATTTTATATGAAAATAATATAGAGTATGGATTTTTTCAAAAATTTTTTAAAAAAATCAAAACCCTGTGAAAACGAACTTGGAAATTTTTTACAAACAGATTTACCAAAAGACAATGATGAACGGATAAGAGCCTATGCTCCAGATCTGAAAACAAAAAGGTGAGCTTTTTCTTTACACCAGAAGAAGGAACAGATCAATTAATAATAACGAGTGAACCCCCTATTTTAGGGATTATTTTATCTTATATTTGGAATCTCCAAAAAGCACCACAAGAATTAAGAGAAATCCAATATATTTATGATGATCAAATAAATTTGAACAGAATTGAAGGTTTTACTACCAATGAAAAATTCATTTGTGAAAATCTAAACAAACAAGCAAATCTAGGTAAATTAAATAATAGATTTCAATGTACATGTCAAACATCTACGAAATATAGTCCAACACCTACAGGAGGTATTGCAGCAGCAAAAACACCTATTAGAGGACCAATACTTGTACCTGCACCACGAGTTCCTAACTTGAAAACACCGTTTGATTCTATCACAGATTCGAATCTGTAAGAAATCATTATTAGTTAATTTCTTTAATCATCACTATTTTTGTATTTAAAAAAATAATATTCAATTTTTAAAGCATATAGTAGGGTCAAACATATTTTTGAATCTGTTTTAAAAAAAAGAATGAATTTTATAATAGAGATTTCTATAATTTAATAACATTTTTATGTTGTATTATTTTCTTTAAAGATAATATGAAATGAGCCAGAGAATTTATTGGACGATATTCGTAGATAATTGGGATACCATGAGATCGAAGATAAATCGTGATAAATAAACGTACGGTTCTCCCATTTCCATCTATAAAAGGATGAACCCATTCTAAAAGTTTTACACAAGCAAGATAAATATCGCTAATAGTGGGAATATAATTTTCTGAAAAAGTATCAAAAATATGTCGTATTCCGTTTTCAATCTCATAATGAGGTAAAAATATGAGATAATGATCCATTATTTCTAAACCTAAAACGGGGACATTCCTATAATTTATTTCATCAGATTCACTTATAATCTTGACACATTTCTGAAAAATAGATTCAGGATGAGTATTAGAACTTAGGATCAATTCATTGATATCATTCAATCGGGATTTATAAGATATATCATGATGAGAACCAATAATTTCATAAAGATCTAAACTTGTTAAAACGAGACCATGATGTTTATCCCATATTGGTTCTAAATGAAGATTATCTTCATTATATTGTATTTCGGTCATTTGAATGAATAAATGACTTGGGATCGTAATATCAGAAGGATGTAAACTCACAATAGTGGATAAATCTTGTAAACATTTTGACGAAATTTTTGTAAAAGGTATATGACAATTATATAATGTATTCAATACAGAACAATCATAAAATTGAAAATGACTAAAATCCATTAATGGTACAATATGGTTTAAAGCATTAGAAAATTTTCGAGAATGCTGTGATTCTAAATTTTTCATATTTTGGATATAAAAAGTAAGACATTTTTCGAATGAAAATATCTTATCATACAAATGAGGAAATAAAAGAATACATTTCGTATAATCGGATTCCATGAAATAATTGATAAATGATGAAAATTTTTGGATAGAATCATTCGAAATATATTCTTTTGCCCATATAAAAAAATATCCCAAAAAGGTTTTTCCGATAATGAATGGAAACGTGATTAAAGAATGAATATTATAATCCTTGCAAAGGGGAGACATAAAAAATTGTTGTTGAGAAATAGTATTACAATTATAAATAATGTTGATTGTTTCTTTGAAAAAAATTGAATTATTTTTATCAAAAACAAAATGCATTGATGTTTCATAAAAATCAGTCATTGTTGGTGCATAATAGGCTAATGAACAATTATATAAATGCGTGTTATCCAATACACTATGAAATAATTGAAATACAAAATCAGTATTAAATATTTCAACTACCGAACTAACTATAAATTCAAGTTTATTAAAAAAGTCTTGTCGAATTCCAATAATCGATTGCTTTGAATCAGAAATGTTTTGTAAAAAAGCACCATTTTCCCGTAATAAATTTGCAATATTATGATATCCTAATCTTACGGCTTCATTAAGTGGTGTCAAAAACCAAACATTTTTGTCGTTTATATTTATTTTTCTTTTTAAAAAATATTCAACTAAGGTATAATTATTATCGATTACGGAATAGTGTAATAAATTATTTTTATATCGATCTCTTAAATTGAGCAAACTATTGTGTTTATCGAAATAAACATCTAATGATTCCAAAGAAATATTTTTAATGAGTTCATAAATTTCATTATCTAAAAAAAAGTTATTATCACACGATAAATTATCATAAAAAGATAATAAATTAGGTAATTGTTTATCCTGTATTATTTTTCGAAATACAGGGCAATCCACGGTTTTATGATCGAGTTGAATTATTTTTAAAAAAATCAATGGATCATCATTTTGGATACATTCTGTTTTTAAACGATCTAATAATTCATTCAAGAGTATTTCTTTGTATTCTGAAAATTGTAATACAATTGTTTTTTTTTTAATTAATAATTTTTCTAAAATATGTGTAGGTACGTTTTTGATGGTTTTTTTTATATTGAATAGATAATTTTGAGTAAGTAATTTTTGAAAAAGATTTAAATCCCATTGAATTTGATTATGATAAGTATTGATAATAAAATCTACCATTTTAAAATTTTGATTCGTTATATATTCTTCGATATATTTTGTATAATCATAATCTAAATATATATTTAATAAAGAAGATTCGGAAGCGGACTTGAAAGACTTTTGCATTTACAAAATCAAGATATTATTTTTACAAAATGCAAAAATTGAAAATAAAAAAATAAAAAAATATAAAAAAAAATGATACATGAAATTGAAAATTTGATTGATGAAAAAATGAAAATTTTTTTAAATGAAATATCAAATGATTACTCTATCGATAAAAACGATCTAAATAAAAAATGGCAAATATTTATTAATAGAAATACTACTCAATTTGATGCTAAAAAATCTAAAAAATCAGCCTATCAGAATTTTTTTGCCTTTAAGAGAATGGAATTTAAAGGTAATGATTCGTCTTTATCTTTCGGAGAACTATCACGTAAAATTTCCCAAGAATGGAATAAATTAAATGATGATGAAAAAAATAAATATATCGATAAAACACCATCTATTTGTAAACATAAATTTTCATTTGAAGAGTTGAATCAAAAAAAAATGAGTGAATTAAAAGAATTATGTGAAAATATAGGTATTAAAAAAAGCGGAAATAAACAGGATCTTATTAAAAATCTTTTGGGACAATCAAATAGTAATCATAAAGATACAGTTCCATCCACTAAAAAAATATTGAAAAATGAGTCTGATATCGAAAAAACCGACGTGGCTGATAATTCATTTGAAATTTATGTTTCTACAAATGATCAAAAAAGATCCGATATTGAAACGAGTGAAATTGAACGTATAAATGAAGACGAATTTTTATTTGACGACGATGATGATATTGAATCCGAAGAATACGAATCGGATTCATCCGAAAAAACAATTGAAGATGATGATCCTTTCGATGGTTAATTTAAAAAAATTGATGTAATAATAAATTATCTATTAAAAAAAAAATGAGTGTACCACTAGAAGAAATCAATCATATGGGGGCACCCAATTATGTCCTGACTCCTTTGAAAAAAATGGAAATGGTATGGTCGTCCGCCATCCTTGGAGAACCAAAATACTATAATAAATCAGATCCGCAAGGACAAACGGATGATTTATTTCTATCCTCTCTTAAGGAGGCAATACAATTTGATTTTAAAGAAGTTTTATTATTTGCGGCTCGTTTACGGAATGAATTTTTATTGCGAGTCGGCCCACAAATTATTATTGTTGAATGCGCACTGCATCCATTAAGAAAACAATTTAATGAAAAAAATCCATTATTGTTTCGAAAAATCGTCAGTGATGTGATTAAACTCCCTACCGATCTTTACGAACAATTAAAATATTTTTTGTCCAAAAATCATAATAAAAAATCTTGTCTTCCTGGCATCCTAAAAAGATGTTGGACAGATGCCTTAGAAAAACTTAATGTATATCAAGCGAAAAAATATTTGCATAAAGCGCACATAATCGACATCATAAGATTATGTCATCCACGATCCAGACAGAATGAAATTATTGAACAAATGATTTATAATAAAAAACTCGAAACGGAGAGTCATCAAGATACATGGGAAAGATTACATTCTCAAGGTCGTTCTTGGACAGAGATTGGACAAATTCTAGGATCTAATTTTCCTCATATGGCTTTATTAAGAAATCTTAAAAATATGGCTTATACAATGAAACCATCGGACCTGAATATTCTTTTACGCCATTTAGAAAACGGCGTTCTCTATGGAAAACAATTCCCGTTCCGATATTATACGGCCTATCAACAATTTATGAATGGTCCAGATAAAGATAAAATTGAAATTTTTGAAACAAATAATAAAAAACCGTCTAAATTTTCGAAAGGATGGGAATGGAAAGAATATCGAACAAAGAAAAAACAGAATTTTAAATCGAATCAAGACTTTTTAAAATTAAAAGATGTGTTAGATAATTATGCTAATATCTGTCAATCATTAGAAAAATGTATGAAAATTTCTTTAGACAATCTTTCTGCAATAGAAGGAATTGTAGTCAGTCTTTGTGATAATTCTGGTTCTGCCTGGGGAGCATTCCCTTCTCTGTATGGTTCACAAACCGTGGCTACTATCGGTAACTTATCAGCACTTTTTGCCGCATTAAAGGCAACAAAGGGTGGATTTGTTGGAATTTTTGGAGATGAATTAGAAATGTATCAGGTATCAAAAGAAAGGGGGATATTAGAACAATTAAATGAGATAAATGATCTGGGGAACAAAATCGGTAAAAGCACTGAAAATGGTATATGGTTATGGTTCCAGAAGGCTTACACAGAATCTTTGTTTTATAAAGATGTAGATCATTTATTCATTTATTCAGACATGCAGGCTGGACATGGACAACTGTATGGTCTGAATCAGAGAGATTATCAGGATTTTAATGAAAAAGGAATGTATATCAATGTTATGAAATTGATTGATAGACATAGACGATTTGTAAATCCCCATTTGAATGTTTTTTCGATTCAGACGGCTGGGTACGATAATTCATTGATCCCTGAAGTAACACACAGGACGTGTATTTTATCAGGTTGGACAGGGAATGAAATCAATTATGCCTCTCGAATGATCCAGTTATGGGAAGAAAACCAGTAGTTTTTAGATTAGATATTATTATACCGGTAAATTATATAAAGTCAAAACAGGGTTTGGAACAAAAATAAAATTTCGACAGATGAATATAATCAAATTTGTGAATGATGCACCGACACACATGACATTTTATTTTTAAAAAATTCATGATATTTTTTTCAATTTCAACAGGTAATTTATTCATTTTTATATATCGTAGATATATCAAAAAAAATGAATCAAGTCGATAATTTTGTTTATTGGTTATTGGTTTGGAAGAGGACAAACATTTCTATCCTTAATTTGTTTAAGGTCATCGGTTAATTTGCAAAATCTATGTAAGTTTTGTTCTCCACATATAGTGGACAGTGCAGCTTTATTGTCAACAATTTTTTGTATAGCTTTATACTTATATAATATTCTAGTATTTTGATTCTTGCATTCTATCGTTAAGTATTTATCATCTGCTGTATTATCAGGTGTCGTAACAGAAATTAAACCACTTCCGGGTTTAATTTCTCGTGTTGAACCGTCGGCGAACGTCAAAAGGGTAGGATTCGTACCCCTCCTTTGCATTGGCTTCAATTTGAAATGTAATTGTCATTATATACTACTACTTACGCAAGAATTTTTCTGGAATTCTTTTTTACAACAGTCTTGAGAAAAAATAGGAACTATTCTTTTTTGATTCCATCAGATACAGCAAGTAGATCAAAATTCTAAATTTTCTTTTGGAATAAGGGAAAAATTTGGAAAAATAATTTTATTAAAAACAATAGGATGAATTTCATTCCAATAAACTCTTATAGATTTCATATTAAAACCACAATCTTTTATTTCAAATTTACACTTTTGACTTATTATCTTGAAACTTTTTTTAATGATATTTAAATATTTTTTTTCAACGATCCATGATACTGAATGCCCGTGCCTTATATCTATATCATCCATTTCTCCAAAAAAAAATAAAATTTGTAAATAAGCTTCCAAATTATTTTTTTTTAATTCTCTTAGAAAAATTAATATAGGTTCATCTTTTGAATATTTTTGAAGTTCTTTCTGACGATTTAGAATATATGATTCCATTGATTGTTAACATTATATGTGATTATATTCAATTTTTATTATAAACTTGGATTAAAAACTTTGACTATAAATGGTGTCATGGTTTAATTACAAAATTTGAGAAATCCTACATTCAATAGCGATAGTTCTTTTTGGTTTTTATAAATATCATAATACCGGTTTAATTCATATAATATTGCGTAAACCTTTTCAGGTAACAAATGATTAAGTTTTTAAAAATAATATTTCATTATAATAAGATGATAATTACTGGAGAAAATGGAGAAAATATTATTGCATTGATTTTTTCAAATTGCAAAGTAGATCAAAACAGATATTTTATAGATGCTAAAAGAAAAAGTATTTACGGAAAAGAAACGATTACGTCTGTGATTATTTGTAAAGATAATCAAACGATAACTTTTCCTTATGGTACACCAGTGTATCTTGATGAACAAGGGAATACTTTTTTCAGGATTTATTATGGTGTAAAAGAATTAATAATGATTGATGTAACAGAAAAAATGAAAAAAGTAGATGATGTTTATTTCATACCTTCTAATGATCATAAAAGGCCTATCATTTTTGGTCAAGATCCGATATTTGGAACCAAAAAATCAGTATATTTTGTTTATCCAGATGGGAAAATGAAAGAATTTTCAGCTGAAACTCCAATAATATTCAATGATAAAGGAGATGTTTTAACTCCCATTCCTAATGTAAATAATTGTTCTTTTTGTATTTCACATTACAATGAAAATCTATCGTGGATTCAGAACCTTCGAAATCATGGCTTTCAAAAAATTTTCATCGGTTCCAAAACTCTTGCTCCCATTTATATATCAAAAAATGTTGGACAAGAAGCATCCATCTATCTAAAATACATCGTTGATAATTATAATTCTCTGGATGAATTTACTGTATTTTTACACGGCCATGAGCATGCATGGCATCAAAGTAAAGATATCGTATCTCTTATTTTAGATGCCATGCAAGAAATGAATGCTCAGCAAGTTTTTTTAAAATCATTAAACAATTATTATTGCGGATCGATCTTAGGTAATGAATGGATTAATGAAATTAAAGAATGGTATAATCAATATTTAAAAAAAGAATTGGGACCTATCGATCGACACGGAGATTGGACAGTCGGAATGCCTGGATGTGCCCAATTTATCGTTCATAAATCTTTGATACGATTGAGGAGTCTTGAATTTTACAAAAATTTATTGGATTGGATTTTAGAAACACCTATAATTTCTTTCAAAACGAGTCGATTTATGGAATGGTCTTGGGAACTGTTCTGGGAGGAAAGAGGAAATTTTTACTAAGCATGATAAAAATTTTTATTTTTTAGGTTGAAAAATCAAAAGTTTTCTTTTTTTGATTTTTTTCAGAGTATTAGATACTCTCTTTTGATTTTGGGAAAATTGGGACAATTTTTTATGGTTCCGATTCATATTTTGCTTTTCATTATAGGCCTTCTCGAGGGCCGAAATAATATCGGAAACATTTGAAACGATATATTGTTTCAGATAAAGGAATCCCTGGAAACAACATTGGATGAGTAGGATCAAAATCCAAAAATAAACGATAAACAACAACACCAAGAAATCAGTATCATCCGATTGTTTTTTGTTTTTGATTGGCTTTGAAAACGACTTGAATTTTTTGATTTCATAATTAATTTTTTCTTTGTACAATGAATATTTCAAAAACAATTCCATATCTTTGATCCTATTCAAGGCAATCATATATTCAGGAATAACCCGTTCCCTGGTATATGTTTTGATCTTATTTTTCTTTTCCATCTCCATCCATTTTTTTTCGATTTCGGGTCGGATTTTTTTCATCTCATTTTTATGGTTTTCACGAGAAGCAATGTATTTAATGAGTTCATTCATCACCATTGATTTTTTGATTCTTTGTTCTGATTTCATTTTGGCAATCATGATCATGTCAGGGAGAATTCCCTCATATTTTTTAATATTTTTATTATATTCAAGGCTATTCCTATGCGGAATAATGGTCGCCAGTACGACCGAATTTCTTTTTTTGGTTTTCATCGTTTGAAACTCATTGAATGCCACAGGGATACGGGTGATATTCTTTTCATGACGATCGCTCTGCAACGATCGTTCTTTGTAAAATTGTTTTTGGGCCAAAATGTCTTGGCATTTTTTTTTCAAGAGCAAATGATGCTTTTTGGGGCAAACCTGTTTGGAGGTTCTGAAGACCCTTGCGCGCTTCTTGGTTTCGGAGAGGGCAAACAGATATCCGGAAAACCCGGATATCATGATTGTCAAGAAAAACTGGAGCATTGTAAAATCTGCAACATAACAAAAATCGTTAAGAAATTGTTTTTGCAGGCAATATCAATGTTCAACATCTATCACTATATGAAATCTAAAAAAAGTAAAATATCAATTTTAGGTGCAAATCATACATGCAATAAAATTTTTCAACAGTCGAGTCTTGAACAATGAATACAATGAAGGTAAAAAAATTAAAAAAAAAATCAATTTTTAACGCTAATTTTACTGATATAAGAGTTAAAAAAATGTATTAAATTTTTTATATCAAAAAAAACTAAATATAAAAAATGCCCTATATTAAAAACGATAAGGTTAATATATTATTTATTCATATTCCTAAAGCGTGCGGTACCAGTATCGGTTCCTATTTATTAGAAAAACACGGCGTTATCCGTGAATGGAATAAACACCCGTACTGTTTGATCACATACCATCTAAAATTTCTAGATGTTTCTTATCAGCATCAAACCTATTCAAATATCAAAACACATAAAGATTTTTTTAAAATCGATTTTGACAATCTAACTCTTTTAACGTGTGTACGGAATCCTTACACAAGAATATTAAGTGATTTATTTTTTTACAATTTAATTACTCCTGATAGTAAGCAGGATGACGTATACAATTCTATTAAAGATTTTATCGCACCACAAAACCTGAAAAAGTTCGATAACCACCCTCTTCCACAATATAAATTTATATTAGACACTGACGGATCTATGTTAAAAAACATCACGATCCTGAAAACAGAAACTATAAGTGAAGATATGAAGTCGTTAGGGTATGAAGATTTTCAAACAAAATGGAATACGAGTTCAGTAGATACGTCAAATTACACCAAGTATTTTAATAAAAAATCTATAGAACTTATCAGAGATCATTATGCAAAAGACTTTGAAATATTTGGTTATAGTTTATAAAATCAATCAAATATAGAAAAGGAATAATTTATAAAATTAATAATTAAAAATAAAAAATAAACAGTAAAAAATGAGTGCCGGCGGTTTATCATATAATTGTTTAACGACATACGGAAAAGCAACGCTACCAAGCGTAGAAATGTGGGGTACAAATATGAATATCCTGAAAGATCCAAATAAAGGAATTTATACACGAAAAATAGACAAAGTAGGAGACACCCAGAGTGTCTTATTATCTCAAGAAAACAGCGGGGATAGGATTGCCGAATGTATAAATGTATATGCTCGGGGTGTCAATCCAATGGTGAGTGTATCTTACGATAATTATGGAAATAATGCAGGGATGCGCACTAATATGAGTCAGAGAAATAATGGTGTAAAATTACCTTATAAACCTGAAGTATTTTATCCTCCTACATTCCGTCAGGAAGATCTAATGCCTTTATCTAGACAACCAAGAGAATGGTTTTATGCACTTTCCAATCCGTCCATGCCAAACATTTTATCCCAAATGAATTGCCCGGATGGAAAATCAGCGATACAAAATAATGGTCTTAAAACAGAAACAATTTCAAATATCGAATACAATCTAAAGGATACACCAAGAGTAAGCAATATCGATAAAAATGCAAATATAAATTTTAATGAAAAAAATCCTCAACGATATTATGAAACCAATGCATTAACAGACAATGTGATGGGTGATTTTTCAAATAAAGGAAAAGATCCGCGTTATTTCAATGAAATTAGGCAGTACAACCGAGATACAAATATTCAATTATCCAGTGTTGGCGATGGTAAAGATATAATGGTGAAAACAGATAGGAATGCCGTGCATAAAAATAAATTATTATATAATGCCCTGTCAAATATTTCCGGAAACAAATCAATCAATGATATCCGAGATACCATCACGCACATGCAAAATAAAGCAGTGACGGATTTAAAAAATAAAATGGATTCTATCATTACCAACGTGAATGATTATGAAATGAATCAAAAGTTTGAGTATTATAACGATATAAAAGGTATCGATACTAAAAATATCAATATACCCTATTATCCCAAAAAATATAATAATATTACAAAAGAAGGTGAGAATTCTGAAATGCCCTCATCGGGAATCCAAGAAAATTACACAATGGTAGACGCAATGACCAATACAAATACAAACATTACCAAAAATAGTATCGATATAAAAGGATTTTCAAATATTAGCACAAAAAATCCGATCCATACATCATCAGAAACGAATCTTCAACCGATTTCAGAAATAAACCCCAGAAACGAAGGTTTTGAACATTTTAGGCTCCGAGCGATCCATGATGATGCCAAATTTGGATCTTGGGTTGTATCCGATTCATCAAAACCATTTGCAGGTTCTGACATACTCTACGATACAAAACCAAAATTAAATCCAAAGATCCACACAGAATATTTTACTAAACCTCGGCTTCTACGATATGGAAGAATGTGGAACCCATTATTGATTCTAAACAATCGACAAGAGACAATGTATTACATTCACCCATTGATACACAAAAAACAAATATGAACCGACAAGAAATTATACAACAAGATTATCTGAATAAAAATCCAACTAAAAATGTTCCTCATTTCCAAACATCCACGAATTTATATGGAGGTAAAAATGTTCAGACGTCTTTTGAAAATCTTGGATCCGGAAAGATTGAAAATAATTCATATAATATTGAATATTTTACTAATAAATCCGTTTCAAATGATCAAAATATGATTCATCCTAATAATGCACCAGTCCGGACAAAAGATAATCTCGTTGTACCCGTCCTTTCGACCGTTGGAAACACGGATTACAAGAAAGGATTAAATGATATTGTTTATAAAGATACGATACAAAAAACCGCTATTGACGATTTATACACGACTCAAAATATTGAAACAAATAAAAAATATTATGAGAATATGGGTGAACTTGGATACAAAACAGACAACGAGAGAAAACAAATCCTTATACAAGATTTAGAAACGGTGCACGATAGAAAATCACTCGGGAATGAATTTTACTATAATGTTCAGGGTACTGACGTTTCATCGGGTACTCATTCCGATAGTGTTTGTAAAGGTAGTTTTGAAGCATACGGAAATTCAGTACCTACATTCGATAGAACGAATGAAAACAATTCTGAAATGCCGGTTACCGAAAAATTTTTGAATATTAAAAAGAAAGCGGTAAATCAATTTATGGATAGATACCAGAATCAACCATTTCCTAAATAATTTCGAAATATTGATTATTTAAAATTTTTTATAAAACTTTGATAAACTGTATGGAAATTAAAGAATGGATAGTTGATGCAAGTGAAATCAATATTGATTTTTCAAAAATATTAGGAAAAGGTACATATTGTACCGTATACGAAGGAAATTGGAGGAACATTAAAATTGCCGTCAAATATTTTAATAACGATTTTCAATCTCAATATAAAATACATTTACAAAAAGAATTCGAGATCCTCGTAAAAATTCATCATCCAAATATTATCCAATTATTAGGTGTTTGCTTTGAACCATTTATGATTTTATTAGAATATATGAAATATGGGAATTTGCATGATATGATTATCAAATATCGTAATTATCCAAATTGCATCATATATAAAAAAAAAATGTCGTGGTGTAAAGATTTATGTTTATCTCTAATCTATTTGCATAATCGAAGACCCGAATTTGTGATTCATCGTGATTTAAAACCAACTAATTTATTAATAGGACGAGACAACATATTGAAATTAACAGATTTTGGGATCTCAAAAATTGTGGAAAAAACGTATCAAAGTTTTTCCGATCTGACAAAAATTAAATATACCGATAATATCGGTACTTATTATTATATGTCACCCGAAATCATAAACAGTCATGATAGGATTTATGATTATAAAGTGGATATATGGTCATTAGGACTTATTTTTTATGAAATTTGGGAAAATAATCGTTGGATACATTTTGTATATAATGATTTTACGACACCAAACGATTACAAAAAATTTATAATGGAGAACGATCTTTCTCTCCTATTCATGAAAACGCCAAAAAAAATGAGACCCATTATTAAAAAATGTTTACTAAAAAATCCTATCGAAAGGCCTACAGCCCAAGAAATATATTCTATACTCGAAACATTATAAAAAAGATTTTGTACAATTTTTATCCAATCCGATAAAAATTTTTTTTTTATTGTAGTAAATACAACCATGTATAAGGATTACTTATTTATTTTAGATGATTTTTATTCATTAAAAGAATTAAAAAAGTATATCGGAGTTGGAAAAATATCTGAAAAAGCATACCTAAATAGTTTCAACATTTTAAATATAAAGATTAATAATGTAAATTTAAATGATAAATACAATGAAACTATCGTAAAATATGGAAAAAATACAAGAATCGATATTGGTAACCCGGTTACATTATTTGCACCTTATTGTATGACATATGATCCCGATATTTTTCAAGAAAATCGAATCGGTTGGCCCATACAAGACATGAATATTCAAAATAAAGGTTATGAAGCCGTACAACAACAAAAACCCTCTTGTATCGTATTTTTTCAAAAAAATTTTATAAGAATGTCTCCCTATACTTCTCATTGTAGTGCATACGTTGCTTGGATAACTCAAACAATATTTGGTGTCAGTTTGACCCCTACACAGATTGGAGATTGGTGTCATGCGGCGGCTGAACAAAGAGATATTATGATTCATCTTTCAGAATGGTGGGAAAAAGTGGACGCAATCCAAGCTCAATCAGCAGCCAATGATGGAAAACTAGCGATTGCGGCTCATAAAGTTGATAACCCCGACAAAGAAGACTATAAACAGAATGGACATATCGCAATTATTTTACCCATGACATGGCAAATGGCAAAGTATCTTCAAAATTTTCCAAATTATCCTAAAAATCCGGTTGTGAATGATGAAAATAGTTTCAAAGAATTTATAAAAATATATGGACCTGAAATTACACAATCGGGTGGATTAAATTTTTCTCATACAATTTGTGCCAACGGATTCGCAAATTATTATAATAATCCGGGTGAAACTCCGATCGATAATTTTATAGACTTTTTTACATATAAATTTTATACACAATCATCTGAATAGAATAAAAAATGATGTTTTATCAATTATTAAAAAAAAATAAAATCATGACACAATTACCACAAGAAATCATATATAAATGTTTTCGATATCTATCCTATGCTGATTTATATAATTTTATATATCAAAATAAATTCAATCGTAATTATTTTGATACAGAACTTTTTTCTAGACTATCAATGAAAATAAATTTCATTCATAAAAATTTTCCATTAATTTTGATTGAATTATTTACGATCCAAGAATTATTAAATGCTCCTATACTGACATGGCAACAACAATTTATGGGACATACGGATTATATCGATAGGATAAATCCAGAAGATATTGATTCCCCAATTGCCATCGGGATCGATTGTTATAATAGATCATTTATATGTTTAAAACTCACAAATCTTTCAAAAAATGAAATTTTTGTGTGCACTCTTTTTCAAAGATATTCGGATTATCAATCACGATGGACTCATGGCTGTCATTCATATGCAAATTTTATGTTAGAATGTGGATATTTTTTAGTTGAAAATAGATTTTGTCATAAAAATTTTGAAGAAAACATGACCAAACTTTTATCCAAAAAAAAATGTACTCTACGATTAATCAATAATACAGAACAAGATTATATTTTAGGATATTGATTGTATATTTCTGGACATTAATGATAAAATTTTACACTACTTTTATTGGATTTGTAGTAATTAAATAATAAAAAGTAGGAATCTATTTTTTTTCCGTGTTGTTGTTCTAAAAATTTATGTAGAGAATATAGAGGATAAAGAAGAATTAATCGAATCTGCATATTTTTGATAATAATCATTATTTTATTAAATTTATTTTATTATTACAAATTATAGGATGACAGATATTCTAGAAAATCCACCATTGGCAGAAGCAGATCCATATGAACAATATAAACAATCTTCCTCGCGTTTTATTAATTTTTTTCCACTAACCCTAGAACCTCTTTCCCAATTAGCGAAAAATGCATCATTACCCGCCCCACCTCCATTTAAAGGTTATCTAAAAATAGAAGATATCGGTGATGAAGGTATAGAAATGAATGTCACAACATCTCGTCTTGATGCAGAAATTAACCAGGACAATTTATGTACAATAATTATTGCGGAAGAAAAAAAAGAATTTCGTGAAAATTGTGAAAGGCTTCAGGAAATGAATCCACTGTTTTACCGAGTATTGCAATTAATAGATGATCAGAGTTGGAAAGGTATTTATGACAATATCAAACAAAATGACATTTCAATATCGGAACACACGTACTGGATTGATAGAATTCCCAGAGTGAATGGGTCAACAACTTTTAATGATGGAACAAAATGTGAATTTAATACCGAAAATTTACAAAACTTCCCCGTCGTTTATAATTGTTATCAGCAAACTAAATTAAACAAACCGATCTAGATAAAATTATAACAATTCGCGTGGGATTCTAGTTTTTCTTGCAACATATTGTTGTTTTTGTCTTTGTTGTGACCTTTGTGCCTGTTTCCTTTGTTTTATTATTTTTAAACGATCATAGATCGTAGCGATAGTGTCAGTCTCCAAAGATCCTATTAAAATATCGATCCATCGATTAAATGAAAAATGAAAATCCCATTCCGTCCAATTCGTTTTAAGGAATGATTCTAAATAGGTCGTGTTTTGTTGAACTTTTAATGAATGACCTAATTTATGTAAAATATTATGAATGATATTTTTTGGAACACGGATATTTGTAAATACAGAAGGATCTTCAAATAACCCAAAAATTTCCAAAAAATCTAATGTAGAATATTCATTGTCCAAATTTTGAGAAAATAATTTTTTAATCTTAGTAATTAATGGTGCTTTCTCAATTTCGTAAATTAAATCTTCGGGTAATGAATCATATTTTTTTTTATCTATACTTCGTAATAGATTTATCCATCCTTTCAGATGTTCATAATCATTATAATCAAAATCTAAGTAATTTGCTACGCTAATGATCTGCACCAATCGACTACTATCGACCGGTAATATGGGATTATATAAAAAAGATTTAAAATTTTCAAATTGCTGTTTCTTGATTAAGAGAATGATTTGTTTTTGTCGTTGTTGTTGTTGCTGCTGAGATAGAAATTGTTTTAAAAATTTTGAATGTTGAACTATAAAATCATTATTGGGAATATTACTCGATTGATTTTGTAAAAAATTAATTTTCATTTTATTTTATTATTTCAAAAATTTATTAAAATAAATTTAATTATTATAAATGCAAAGTATTCCACAATTTGTTAAAAAAGAAATAGGTCAATATATAAAACCAAAAACACCGTTTCAGACAATTGATAAAATTTTAGTATATGCAAATAATATCAATTTGGAAAACGATCAAATTAAAATTTTTGCAGCATCTGGTATCCAGATTCAAATTTTTCAAAATAACGGACGCATTATATTACAGTTATTTGTATTCCGAAGACTATTAAATGAACCCTCTTTAGAATTGGAATACAATATAGATTATCCTGCAAATAATTTCAAAACAGAAGTATTATTTTTTATACGCTTTGTACTATTAAATTATCGGATTTTTCGATTAGATGATTTTGGAAATGATTATGTAATAATTATTCAAAATGCTTACCAAGGGATAGAGAATAATAAATTACACGCCCTCAATCTTAAAAGGAATCTCGATCATTATCAGCCAAGTGCAAAATTAAAAAGAATGATTGATATCTTAAAACTGGTACGACCCATTACCAATCGTGCCTACGATATATAATGATAGTATAAAAATTGATGTTTTACATTTTTTATAAAATTATTTAGAAATGTCATCTTAATACTAATTATAAATATTAATGTTGGACAGATGAAATGCAAGATCCTGTCATGTAATCTAGAAAGAACTCCATTTAAAGGGAGTTATATGTGCGACAAACATACTTGCCATAATTGGCAATGCAAGAAAGAAAAATCTTTTACGGCTAAAGAATATTGTGACGATTGTCGTTGCATTGTAAAAGACTGTGATTTCCAAAAAAGTTATAATTCGGTAGCATGTTATAAACATAAATGCTCTCGATGTTTTAAAAATTTTTTTTCAGAAAATGCTGAAAAAAAATGCAAAGATTGTATTTTATTATGCAATGTGTTTTTATGTAAAAACAATAAAAAATACGGTAGTCAATATTGTCAATTACATACTTGTGAAATGGATAATTGTTTTAATCGTCGATACCTCGATAATTCATTGAACGGTGAATATTATTGTCGTGAATTACACGGATGTAATAAATGTCATCAATACAAGCATGATTCTTTAGATCCTCAATATTGTCAAAAATGTTTACATACATGTTTTTATGGGAAGTGTGATGTAAAAAAACCACCTGATCATAAGGAACGATTTTATTATTGTGACAAACATGGTTGTATACAATGTAATAGTTTGTACAAACATAAATTTACTTTTCTACGAGAAAAAAAAAGTTCAGAATATTGCAAAAATCATTATTTATGTGATGTGAATGACTGTAAATGGTATAAAATAAATGATTCCAAATTTTGCAAAAAACATTCATAATTATATATATTATAATTCTATGCATTTGGCAGATTTATGAAAAATTGTAAACAAATTTATTGCAATGAAAATGTGGAGAAAAACAAAAAATATTGTTTTAAACATCAGTGTCGTAATAAAGATTGTCTGAAATCGAATAGAGATTGCGATGCGCATTATTGCAGACCAAAGATTACATCCTGCGGAGAACCCGTAAAAAATAAAGGAGATTTTTGTTCAAAACATTCATGTCCGACATGCAAAATTTCTAGATATGAATGTAAGATTCATTTTTGTCAGGACCATTTTTGTAAAGAAAAGAAAAAAATGAATTCGGAATATTGTGAAAAACATACTTGTAGGGTATGTAACGGTAAATGGCCATGTCAAAAACATGTTTGTGATATTAAACATTGTAATTCAATGGTGAAAGAAAATCTTCCCTTTTGTACTTTTCATTCTTTAGAAGATATTATTAATATCGATGTTGTGGATCAACAAGAATATATAGAAAATATCCGATATTATTGGAATAATCATTCACATAATTTTTTTGAATATAATTCTGTTCATAATTATGATGAACTCATTGAACTCATAAAAAAACATAAAATGCAAGACTTATTTTCCAATATTTTCAATCAGATCAATAAAGAAATTAAACTTTCAGATTCAAAAAAATATGATCTCATGTGCCATCAATACTGTTCCTATGGTTATTGTAATTGTGATATAATGCCTCGTTTACAAATTGATCATTTCAACAAAAAAGAAGTGTTGTGCATAGAAGAGGAGGTATATCTTTTGAGTGAAAACGTGAGAACTCATGATGAATATTCTCCATCATACATGGGATGGACTATACCTAAGATTTATGTGGATGAATTTTATGAATTATGGGACGGATCAGTGAATCAAATAAAAAATATGATTTGTTTTGAATATTTGAAATAAATGCCTATGAATTAAATTAATCGTATACAATTCCTAAAATATTGTGAGTGTACGTTTATGATTTTTATCATTTTTTATTTTTTGATGGAATTAATCCGTTAAATATTATATGATAATTTGGTGGAAAAATATGTTCCGGATATTCTTCTTTTGCAAAATCAAAATTGGACTCCACGTAATAATTTTATGTCAAATTTTGTTATATAAAATAATTTATATAACACTCTGCCTCTTTCTCTTTGTTTATATAATTTATTGATTTTTTCAAAAGAAATTTATACAAATACCTTTTGTTTGCTAATTAAATGAATTCAGATTCTACATATAAATTTTGGAAATAATCTGATTCACTTCCGCAAAAGGTAGTACAAGAACGAGATCCTTTCTATTCTGACGACCATACAAGGTAAAATCGATACCACTCTTGGTAACATAAGGAAGTTTATCTTTCCAATAATCAACAATTTTTATAAGTTCCATCCTGGGATAGAGCATGAATCCCTTGGAATTTTCAAATGCGATATAATCGGCTTCACCATATATCCAGCCAGGTCCTCCATCAATGTTAAACAATTCAAGATAAATCACACTCGCATCGGGCTGTTGTCCTCTCTGTCGGGCCTTCATTGATTTTACCTCAACCCTTATAAAGGATTTATCCATTTTTACGACAAAGTCGTAATGTTTTTTGACATTTTCAAATTTAGTGGCACAACGAATCATATACCCCTTGTCTTTACACATCTGGAAAAATTTCTTCTCGGCCGTTTCTCCTAATTGCTTTGAAAGTCCGTCGCTTAGTTCTCCACCTCCCCTGACCGCTTCAGGGGAGAACGTTTCTTCTTTCTTGATAAAACAAAGCAAACAGTGTTTGCAATATTTTTTTCCGCAAATCTCGATTTTGCAAACTGTGCATTTATTATCCATCTGCAAAACACCGGATAGGGAAGATAAATTGTAATTAGAATTTATTAAAAAATGAGTATTATTACTAGTCAAATGATCACTTTACTCATTTTCTAATAAAAAGTTTATATGCATCAATTTTTGAATGCCCAAAAACTTATAAATCTGAAAAAGTTATTAAAAGATTTGGAATGATGTGGATAATCCCATTATTCAATTGAATATCAAAATGAATAATAGGTGTATTGTCATTTAAAATCATGTATCCTTTATCAGATATATATGCTTGGATATAATAACCTTTTATAGTGGTTTGTAATTGTTGGAATGAAGAGGTAAATAAAACATCTTTAGGATATAATCCAGTCATAAAATGATACTTTACTATTTTTCTCGCCGTATTAATATCCATATTTACTATAGCATTTTCATCAATAGATCGTTCCAAGGGTAAAAAAACAGTTCCTCGAAACTGGATATCCGCCATTTGCCAGTCTAATCTCGATTTTTTGATAATCATGGCAAATTTGGGGTGGAATGTATTAATATACCACATAACACTATTTTCATCATAACTTTTAATGAAAGGATTAGGCCTGAATACTGTTTCCGGATATGTAAATTTATTATCTAAAAATTCATAAGTTCCTTGATAACTAACCATATTTTATTTAAATAAATTTTTTTTTTAAATAAAATTTAAATAATGAGTTAAAGAAGACATTATTAAACAATAAACATATATAAATATATTTGGTATGGCAATTTATTTGTATAAGAAAAAACTGGATATAAATAATTCACTCATTTGTTTTATAAAAAAAAATTGTGAAAATGTGCTTGATTCCAGGAAAACGGATATGCAAAGTCGATTATGGCAAGGTGGAAAGAAAAAAGGATCGATTATTCATAAGGGCAATGGATTATTTATTGCCACTATTGGAAATAAAAAATTTAAATCATTCGAATTAAACAATTTTGAAATGAATGAACTAAAATTACGAGATTCGGCTGAACAATTTTTATATTCAAAATCATTAGAAATGGGTATTGTAACAAATCAATATAAAATTATATTCCATAAAAAAACGAATGAACCTCAATATCTATTAGTACAATTATCCAAAAATTATATCATGCTTTGTGATTATGACCAATTAGAAATGATTAAAAAATATCATTTTTTTATAACTATCTTAAACAAAAAAAAAAAATATAAA